CATTGCCAGAGCATTCTGGCGAAATATTGAATCCACCCGACAGATAGGTGATCCCGGCATTTGTAGCAAACGGCCCCGGCCCCCAAATGTAGGAGCCGCAGAAGGTCGGGTCGCAGCGCAGCGTGCCGCCACTTATGTAAAGATGCTCGACTTGCTGAAAGAAGTCGTCATCGTTCTCGATGAAGTGGTTGAAGCCGTAGTGCGCTGGCCATCCGGTGTAGTTATAAACGTCGCTGACATCCACGATGCGGGTGCCCTGCGCGTTGTCGCGGATCGCAGAATGCCCAACCGAGCCCACGCCCGGCTCGATGGCGAGACCTTCGATGGTTATGTTGTTGATCCCTGAATTGACGTTGGTGAGATCGCCCAGCGTCACGCAGTCATCGGCAACCGTGCAAAGCAGTGAAGCACCGTACCCCGATACCTTGACGTTGGCCTTGGTGATTGCCAGCCTCGCAGAGACCAGGTTGCAGGGTGTGGGACTGGCCGGAATGAGAAGTATGCCACCTCCAACCGTGTTGAGTGCTGGATAAGGCGTTCCTCCAGGCATGGCAGCCACCGCCGCCGTGAACGCTGGGCTGTCGTCAGTCGTGGCATCGCACTTCGCACCGTAGTTCATCACGTTGACGATGGTTTTCGAGGCGATGGCAGCACCGAAACTATCGGCGGCTAAAGGATCGGTGTTCGCTGGAAGCGGAGTGCCAGACGACAGAGATTGACATTCAAAAACATGGTTCAAATATCCCAATGCGTGAGTGGAATCGCCGCAGGAAATCAATCCCCCTCCATAAGCAGGACGGGCGGTCGCTCCTGAAAAATTGCCGAAAATCGAGTCTGGCTCGGTCGTCAGAAGAGAGAAGCTCAGGGCTGGCGTACTGGACGGGGTGGCGACGGAGGAGTTGAAAAGAGGAAGTAGATTGCCTGCGCTGAATCCCGTGACGCTTCCGCTGGTGATGCCGAGGTTAGCACGCGCCTGAGCAGCCGTGCTCGCTCCTGTACCGCCCTCCGGTATGCCTATCAAGGGATTCGGCAGGGGAGTCTGGTATGAGATCACGGCTGCGTGATTCACGGCTCCTGCAGACTGCGGAACCGACCAAAATTCCTGCACCATCGGATTACCTTGCGGAGTTATCAGCACGGTGTAGAGCTGCCTGTCAGGACTTCCACCCTGAGTGGGGACCAGTTGAACTGAAATCGCTCCCGTGAAGAACTGCGCCGTCTTGTTCGCTGCCGCGATTGGGAACCCGTCCGGGCTCGTGAAGGGAGGATTCATTATGCTGATCGTGCCTGACGGTAAACTTCCGTCCGGTCGAGCGTAAGTGTAAGCGACGGTCGTCAGGACAGGCCCTTGAGCAAAAGCAGAAACGCACAACAGCATGCACCACAGTGAAAGCCAAGAGGTTTTTCTCGACAGATTCATGTTCTCACCACGCACAGATTCTATAATGCTTCCAATCGTATATGCACGTCATAATGATCTAATCCTGGTCCAGACCAACTCACCACGTACTGAATAGGGATTCCGGCATCGCCATACAAGACACACTCACCTTGCGCAGCCGCGATGGATGTGACCACCGTCGTCGAGGGTATCAGCGTGCCGCTTAGTCCCTGTCCGTTCTGAGTCCAATTGATCTCAACGGCCAACGTGGAAGTGACCGTAGGTGAATAGATGAATGCTTCAGCGGACACTCTGTAGAATCCAGCCGCAGCAGGTGTGATCAGGTAAGCTATGACTGATCCGCTGTATCCTACAAGATCGACTTTTGCGGTGATCTTGGGCAGGCCGAGCGGAAAATCCGCCCAGGTCAAAATGTTGGCAAGCACTCCGCTCAGCACGTTCAGGTTCGCGTCCGACAAAACATAACCCTTTGAGGCCATCATCTGCATCAATGCGGCGACAGCGGTCGTGCATTGATACCAGATTTTGTTCAGCCAGGGCGAAGGAAGGATCGCGTCTACTGGGATTCCTCCAGATCGAAGAGACTCCGCAGTATATGAGCTGTCAGATTCCTGGTTGGTCTGCGTCGGATTGTGTTGCAAGAAGTTCGAGCTGCCCATGTCTGCTCCTTACGTCGTATATCCGAGATCGGCCCCGGCAATGAAAGCATTGTCCAGATCGGCGCCGAACATCGGGAAGTGTGGGAAGATGAAGTTATACAAAACCGCCTCGGGCCTGGGCACGATGTATCCGTTCACAATCAAGTCCTCGATGATCGACGTGAACGATCCGGTCACCAGGATGTCCGCCGTCATGTTCTGCTGGTCGGCGATGATGATGCGGCCCGAAGGGAAAAGGCTCTGCCAGATTGCCTGCATCCCGCCGATGGTTCCGTCCCACTGGTTCTGAGCTACTCTTGCTTTGAGCAGGATTCGATAAGTTGCGTCATCGAGAACCGGACTCACTCCGCCGCTCGGCTGGAATCCCACGGTGCGGCTCTGGCCCACGATCACTCCCACGGCGTCGAGCTGCACTCCCACCGCGAAGTCGATGTCGAACGCCGTGTCCATCTGCACGAGGCATTGTGACACGTCGTCGAACTTTTTCAAAAGCAAGTAAAGAAAGGCGTTCCACTTCGGAGAGTTCGGCAGAGCGTATTCCGACGTCAGCAGGCTCAGGTAATAACCAATGGGCAACGTCTCGATGGGCTGGTTCCCATAAAGGCCAGAGCCGTAGCCCCCGATCCCGTAAGTCTGCGGATATGGCAAAGCAGGCATTTACACGCTCGTCACGATCACGTGAACTCCATCGTCTATTCCCTGTGCGACTTCCTGGAATGCGATGGCGATGTCCGTGGTCCCCGTTGGGGTTGGCGAAGTATCCAACGTCAAAGCCTCTATTGCGAACAGCGGCTGGGAGAGATTCGGCGTGACGGCCATCGCCGCAGCGTACAGCGCCGAAAGCGTCACGCTCTCCCCGATCTGGAGGCTGTTCAGATAATTCACGACCGCCGTTACGATCGCGGCCAGGGTCGCGCTGGTCGCCCCTGCCAGCTTGTGAACCGAAAGGGACACGTAGATGGGCACGTAAAGCGGAGTGAGGAAACTGATCGCCATCACGTAGCCCGTGTTGGGATCCGTCACGTTCACCGTCACTGTCTGTGCCGTCGATGACCCGCTCACCTTCCCGTTCGTCAGGCAGCCGATTCCCCGGTTGTCATAGATCGCGGTGGCGACGGCCAGGTTCGTTCCACCCTCCACTACGGCCGTGACGGAGTGCGCGGGATTCCCATAAGTGTCCGTCGATCCGGTTGGGTTTTCCAGCACGTTGTATCTTGTGACTCCCGGAATCGCCGCGATCTCCGCGACCGTTCCGGCCAGCATCGTTCTCGACGGGAGGGCCACCGAGATGGCCTGGCGCGCACGGAGCTTCGAGTCACTCTCCACGGGAAGCCCCGGCGTGGATGCCGATGCATTGGTCGCGGTGAGCCAGCCGCCCACCGGCGTGGCGATGACCGCGATCTCTCCCGGCTCCGCGACCACGTTCCCAGGAGTCGTGCAGGTCACGGTTACGGCGATGCTTCCGCCTCCCGGTATGGTCACGAGTCCGGGTAGCGCCCACTGGTTGCCGTTCACGTCCTGGACGAAGCCGTTAGCGATGACCGTTCCCGGCGTGCCGGTGATGGTCTCAAGCGCCGTCGAGTACGTGTAGGCGGCGCGCGCGATCCCGTTCAACTTCACGATTCCGTCCAGCCCCGCGCCGACCGCCGTGAGCGGCGAGCGCTGATTATATGCAAGTTGGGCTGCCTCCATCGTATCTGACTGCTTCAAGCTCAGGATTGAAAGAAGCTGAAATATAGCGCTGTCGCGTCCAACATATTGATTCTGGCCAAACAGATTCAAAAACCCTTGAAGGTTGTCGCTCAAAATATCTTCATAGCCTGGAATCGTGAGACCTGAAGGGCCTATGCTCGGAGCTGCGTATGGTGCCATCTTAAACCCCTAAACCCGCTCCCACTCCGGGAGTGAAACTAACGGGAACTGGCCCGAAGGCGGTTTGCGCGGTCGCTGAAAACGAAAACTTTCTGGTTCTGCTGTCGAATCGTGACGAGATGTCTTGAAGCCCTGAAACGTACGGCGTGCCCGAGACTCGCTCGATGAGGGCGAGCGTCATGGCCTGCTGGTTCTTAGGAGATCCAGACGCTCCCAGGATGGATTGGAACATCGGCGTGCCCTCGTTCAAGTCTTCCCACCACTCAGCTTGAAACAGCCTCAGGCGCGTGAGGATCGCCTGAGCCACCGCGCTGATGTCGGTCAATGACACGTCTGGGATCAGGATCGGATCATTCGACGTATCGAGGCGAAGATATTGAATGAACGCCATGTCAGTCCTTGGACCATCTTCCGACCATGATTCCGAGAACGAAGATCACCATGATGAAACCAGCCAGCATCACCTTCTCCAGCATGATGATACACCAAATCACTTAATACACGAAAAACTAGTGAACCACGCAGATATGATCCGGGTCCGCTCCGTTCCTGTAGAGATCGCCCGCCGTCAAGCCTCCCGCCAAGGCCAATAAGTTGCTCGCAAAGACCGGCAATGAACCCACCGAAATCTTCCCCGCAGAGAGATTCAGCTTGCCGGTCGCCGTGATGTCGCTGTCTCCGGTCGTGATCATTTGAACCTTCGGAGCCGTCAGCGTGATGCCGGTTAAGGCCAAGTCCACTATAACGGAGCCGTCGTCGCTCCTAAGCTGAGCCGAAGCTGTGGAATAGTTCGATAGCTTGCGCGGCTGACTGCGTCCGCCAGGATAGAATCCACAATCGGACACGTCATGTCGATGGACAGCAAATTGATCTTGAACTCCTCCACGAGCCCACCAAAGATCAAAGCACATGTCGCAGAAGATGAGCCAGCCTTCATCACCCGGCGCAACTGGCAATGTCACTGAAAAACCACCGCCAGAAAAGAACAATAGAGGAACTCTAATGATCGGCTTGATGGCAGTATCTACCGGGCCTTTCGGTGACTGTACCTGTTCGCGGATTGCGATCTGCACGGTGACCGTTTGCGTGCCAGAATCGAAAGATTGGACTATCGCAGGAATTGACACGCGCAGATCAACGAGAGCCTGTCGGATCATTTCGCGGAACTGCTGACTTACGGAACAAGTGATCTGGCCGGGAGTGATTTGAGCTGGAGACCTGACTATCATCATTTACCCGCATTGAGAACTTGGAGCAAAAGTTTCTGTGCATAGCCCCGCGTGTATCCGGTGACTTCTGTGCACCAATCGTTCCCGCGCGTGTCTCCATAATGGCGCACCTGAGCGGCAATGAGATTGAGGTTCTGATCAAGCGCCACTGGGAGGTTGACCAGCGGAATCAGCTTGAACTGTGTGATGACTGTCTTGTCAATCCGCACCAGGAGAGGAGGAACAACCACGGCAAGCCGAGGATCGAGCAACACCGTGAAAATCGTCCCGTATTGAAACATCTTCGGAACACCCAAGATGCTTCTGGTGACGTTCTTCTCTGATGCGGTCGACTTGTATCCTGGCGGAAAAGGCGGCCCGTAAGTAATCGCGGGCGTCATGTTCACTCCTGAGTCCAGTTCGCTCATATATGCTTGGTTCTGCGCTATCCATTGAGACAATCCGTTGTCCTGCGCGATCTGCGCAAGATATTTGGCCGTGCTTCCAAAAAGAGTTCGGCCTCGGGGATACTGTTTTGCCTTTAGTTTTTCTGCTGCAACCGGACCGATGTTATCTTTCACGTTTCCATGGGTCTGCGTGATCATGTTTGAGACTATCTGATACTGGCTTGACATCGCACCATTCGAGGCGTTGATGAAGTTGTCCTGCCAGAACTGCACGCCGCCGATGGAGTTAAATGTGATCTTGAAGTCCACCACGTTCTCGCGGTCGAACATGACCTGGAGTACCGGACCACCCCAAATGAGCGACGACTTGTTCGGCCCTTTCTGAAAACCTGCCTCAAGTTCGATCCAGCTAGCATTCCACAAACAGTCAAGCATCTCGGCTTCATTGACATTGTAGATCGTTATGTCCGCAAACCACATTTGGGCCGGAAGCGTCGTCTCAAGCACGTCGAAAGTGACGCGCAACGCCTCGGGCTCCCACGCCTCGCATGATAGTTTCTTCTTTTGCCCGTTTCTCGACGTGACCGTCAGCGCGTAAGCTCTTCCAAAAAGCGAGAGTGTGGATGTGCTCATGCAACCTCGTTTGTGTCTCCCCAAAGCAAAACAAAATCACTGCCCAAATTATTTCTCCCTAGATAGTCGACCTTCGAGTTTCCAGCGTTCAGGATGTAAGCGCTGCCGATCTTCAGGTATTGATGTTGGGCGAGAAGATTCGCCGCCGGATACCAGCCGGTGATTAGGGGAACGGAATCGACCAGCAGGTTGCCTGCGGAATCACTCACCGACAAGAGCCAGTAACCTGCCATTTCTGACCAGCGGATCGCATGATTCAAGGTTAGAGGAGCGCCGTCAACTTGAAGCTCCACCGTGAAGGTCTGATTGTAAGCGGACGTGAGCGGAACGATCTGATCAGACATGGTCACCGGCCGTGAAGTTCATCAAGGTTCTTGTTGTTGCAACTCGAATAGGCTCCAGCACCCGGCGAGTTGACCGGCGCCGGTCCCATCCCGGCCGTCACGCCGTTCTGCGCCTGCTGGGTTGCGCTAACAGGCGTCGCCACCACGGTCCCCTGACTGCTGGATTCTGTTGCGTCCGGCCTCGCACTATCCTGAACGGTCTCGATGCTGGCAGCGAATATTTCCTCCAAATCCACGCGCATTCGCAATCCTGCTATCGTCTTGACCGTCTCTTCCGGACTTATGGACGTGATTATCATGTTCGAGTAAGTGCGCAACTTCGTGACCAGAACCAATGGAACACGCGCATACTGCATTGCCAGCATAATCTGATATGCTGAAACGCTTTTCGTTCTCGATCCCGCCCACTGGCCGAGGGTGAAGGAATCCATGGCATCCGACATGCCAACGTCAAGAACAACCCTGGCAGGCATGGCATACGCATGATCAGAGATGTTCGCTCCGGTTTGGACGGGATGCTCAGTCTTCCTGACCTGCTGCTCATGACCAACCCTGATAACCACATCAAACACATAGGTGGTCGGTGCGGTCGGAAGCGTTGCTCCTATTCCTGATGGACTGTACTGCACCGCGTTAGGAAGACCCGGAAATTTGAGAAGCACGGTGCTGACTGATGGGCCGGAAGCCCACTGGGGCGGACGCCAAGCAGAAGACGTTGCCATCACTGGCCTCCTGAAGCCCAGAACGTAGACAGGGCATCCGCCTGGACCCGTTGAGACTGCTTGTCCTGATGTTCTTTTAGTTTCTTTACTATCGCATCTCCGATTTGTTGACCGCTCTCCCCGGGATGAGTTATGTCAATGTCGAAGTTGTTGTGATTTATGATGACGGGACGAGTTTCCATGCCTCCGTAGCGTCCCATTCCAGCGGCGTAGTTGAACATCTCCTCTGGCGTGGCGGGCAAGTCTTTGCCGTGTGTGTAATAGTGACCCTTTGCGAGATACTTGGCCCAATCTTGAACATTCGACGGCTTTTGCAGTCCCGCATATCTGCTGCCACTCAAGATGCCGACGTAGTAATCCTCAAAATCCTTCAACGTCTGGAAATCCACGAGT